GCACAGCGTCTCCACAACAAGCCCCTGATCAACGATCCCGGCTGCCGCTACAAACAGGGCGACTGGTCGTCCGGGGAGTTCCTGACCTCCGACGGCGTGCGCTTCACGGCTCTCGGTTTCGGTCAGGACCCGCGCGGCGTCCGCGAGGAGGAGCAGCGCCCCGACTATATCGCCGTGGATGATGTCGACACGCGTCGTCATGTCAACAACGACCGTCTGATGCGCGAGGCCGTCGAGTGGATCTTCGAGGATCTGATGGGATGTTTCGACGAGGCGGACGGATCGACCCGGCGGTTCGTGTATGCCAACAACAACTTTCATAAGAACAGCATCACAAACCGCCTTAAAAAGCAGTTCAAAATCCTGGCTGAAAAATCCCGGCAGGAGGGCGAAAAGCCCATACACCGGGTACTGACGGTGCCCGCCGTGAAGGACCTGACGACCTTCGAGCCGAACTGGCCCGAGAAGACCTCGGCAGAGCACTGGCGCAAAAAGTACCGCAGCATCCCCTCGCGGTCGTTCATGCGCGAGTATATGCACGTCCACGTCGAGGACGGCAAGGTGTTCAAGGCCGAGGACATTCAGTGGAAGAAGATGCTGCCCCTGAACGAGTATGACGCCCTGGTCTTCTACGGAGACCTTTCTTACAAGGCCCAGGCATGCCATAAGGGGATGATCCTCGTCGGCAAGAAAGGCCGCGAGTTCCATTTCATCTACTGTTTTCTGCGTCAGCAGTCCCGCACGGTCCTGGCAAAATGGCTCTATGATCTGTACGAAACGACGGAGCTGCACAACTGCCGCAAGGTCCGCTATTGGATCGAGGGCCTGTTCTCGATGGACGAGTTCGTCAACGACTTCGATGCCGAGGGCGATGCCCGCGGATACTACATCCCCGTCAAGGCGGATAAGCGCCCGAAGGCTGACAAATACGACCGTATCGAAGCTACGCAGTCTTATTTCGAGCGCCGAAATGTGTGGTTCAATATCGACGAGCGGGACAGCCCCGACTTCCAGGAACTCGTCGATCAGTACCTGGCATTCGAGAAGGGCGGAGGCGCAGCCGTCGACGGCCCCGATGCGGCAGAAGGCGCACTCTCGAAACTCAATACCGTATTCCGGCAGGCAAAGGGGACCTACCGCGTCGGCATCCGGGCACAGCGTAAATACTAATCCAATATTCAACGACATGCGTAAAATCAAGTACATCGTGCTGCATTGCAGCGCAACCAAAGAGGGGGTGCCGTTCGGCATCGAAGACATAGACCGCTGGCACCGTCAGCGGGGATTCCGCAAGGTCGGCTACCATTACGTGATCCTGCTTGACGGTACGATCCGCAAGGGCCGCGACATCGCCCAGGTCGGGGCCCATGTGCAGGGCAGCAACGCCAACAGCATCGGCATCTGCTACATCGGAGGACTGGACGCCGACGGCAAGCCCAAAGATACCCGCACCGAGGAACAGAAGGCGTCGCTGTTCTTTCTGCTGCAACAACTCCGCGAACAGTTCCCCGACGCCATGATCTGCGGACACCGCGACTTCTCGCCCGACCTGAACGGCGACGGGATCATCGAGCCGTGGGAGTGGATGAAGGCCTGCCCGTGTTTCGACGCCATCGACGAATATCAAAGCCTGTAAGCCATGTTCATCGAAAAGGAGGACTTATACACGGCGATCTGCGAATATCAGCTGCAGAACATCACCACAAGCGCCGTCACGATCCGTATGGCGATCCTGGCGGCCATCGACGAGGCGCGGAGCTACCTGAATGCCAAATACGACTGCGAGGCGATATTCTCGGCCACGGGAGAAGATCGCCACGCCACGCTTCTGGAGCACTGCAAGAATATCGCGGTGTGGAACCTATGCCGCCGGGCGAACACCGATCTGATTTTCGAACAGGTCAGTGAATACCGCCGGGCGGCGATCGAGTGGCTCGAGAAGGTTGCGGGCCTGAAGGGTACCGACAAGCCCCTCGCACCCGGTTTGCCGCTGCTCAAGACCGAAGACGGAGAGGTCCGCATCACTGCCCGGATGGGTAGCCGCCGCAAGTTCCGCCACGGCTTCGATGACTAAACACCGTTTAAATACCCTTTAATCGTTCACACAATGCAGAAAAAGAACAAAAGCAGGAAAACCCACGACGCCACGAATAAGACCGCGAATTTGGCCGTAAAAACGAATGGTCCGAAAACAGCCAGGCGGCGCGAGGGCTACATCCGCAGTATCGTTCCGAAAACCCTGTCGCGGACCCGGTCCGACATCGCCACCTGGCGGTCGGCGCTGCGCGCGGCGGATAACATCGACAATCCGCGCCGGGCACGGCTGATGAATCTTTACGACGACGTGATGCTCTGCGCGCATCTCACCTCGCAGATCGAACTGCGGCAGAAGGCGACGCTCCTGACACCTTTCGAGATCAAGGTAGGCGACGAGATCGACGACCAGGCTACGGCAGCCCTCAATGCGGCATCATGGGTCACGGAGCTCAACACCCACATCCTCGACAGCGTGATGTACGGTCATACGCTCGTGGAACTCACGACGACCGGGAACACAACCGAACCCGTGGCCGTCACCCTGCTGCCCCGGCAGAACGTGATTCCCGAGAAGGGAATGCTGCTGTTCCGGGAAGACGACAGTAAAGGCCTCCAGTACCGCGAGGTCCGGGAGTTCGGGAACTTCATCCTGGAGTTCGGCAAGGATCACGACTACGGCCTGCTGAACAAGGCCGTGCCGCACGTGCTGTTCATGCGCTTCGCGCAATCCTGCTGGTCGGAGCTCTGCGAGATATACGGCATCCCGCCCCGGTTTATGAAGACTGACACGCAGGACCCCGCCATGCTCGACCGCGCCGAGGCCATGCTGCGCGACATGGGGGCGGCGGCCTACTTCATCATCGACCGCACGGAGGAGTTCCAGTTCGCAAAGGGAGCCGACACCAACGGCGATGTCTACAACAACCTGATCGCCCTGTGCAAGGAGGCGGTCTCGGTGCTGGTGAACGGAGCCGTGATCGGACAGGACACCGTGAACGGCAACCGCTCCAAAGAGGAGAGCAGCATCCGGCTGTTCGAGAAGCTGGTGATGGCGGACCGTAAGATGCTGGCGGGATATTGGAACTCCACGGTGATCCCCGCCCTGGTGTACATAGGCATTCTGCCCGAGGGAAGCGTGTTCTCCTGGCAACAGGAGGAGGACATCGAAAAACTGTGGGCGATGGTCGTGCAGCTCCTTCAGTTCAAGGACGTGCCGAACGACTGGATCGAGGAGAAGTTCGGCATCGTCTGCACCGATAAGGCCTTCACCGTGCCGGGACAGCTGTCGGAAACGTTGTCCGTGCCGCAGCCCCGGGAAGTCGATTTTTTCGCAACCGCCCCCTGATCGCGTACAGGGGGCTGCACGAAAGACTGGCGGCGGTCTACGGACTGGGTGATCCGGTGACGCTGGCAGCGGATGGCGGCAAAGGCAAAAAGCCTGTCGTGCGTCTGTCGACATTCCGCAATGCCGCAAAGCACCTGCAGAAGGCCGGGGACTTCCGCCCCGACATGCTCGAGGATCAGCCGATCCGGACGCTGATCGACGAAATAACCGACGCCCTGATGGAAGGGGTCAACATCGGACTGAAGGATGCTGAAATTCCGGCGGAAATGGCCGACAAGCTCGGGCGCGACGTGTTCGTGTTTTCGGGCTGCAAGACCTATCACGAACTGCGTGAGGCCTCGCAGCTCCTGCGCGATGATCGGGGACGGGTCAAACCGTTCGGAAAGTTTTTCGAGGAGGTCCGACAGATACACCCCGAGTACAACGAACGCTATCTGGAGGCAGAACATCAGTTTGCCGTACACTCCGCACAGGCGGCGGCGCAATGGGCCGAAATCGAGCGAGACGGGAATGATTACGATCTGCAATACCGCACGGCCAACGACGGCAAAGTACGGCCCGCGCATGCGAAACTCGAAGGACTGACCCGTCCGCAGGACGATCCGTGCTGGTCGGAGATCATGCCGCCGAACGGATGGAAATGTCGGTGCAGGGTCGTGCAGGTTCGTAAGGGCAAATACGATTACACCGATTGGAACGAGGTTCCGCAGCTTGTACGCGAAGCTACCACAGACCTCGACAGCCACGGACGTAACCGCGCCGAAATGTTCCGGTTCAACCCCGGTATGGATAAAGTGATATTCCCGAAACATCACCCATACTACAACCTCTCGATTAAGGCGAAAGAGGCCGTTGAAAGGCTTGCAGACAACCGCTTCGTCAGTGCAAAAACAAAGGATCAGGTGTTGGAACGGCTGAAAAAGGCCGGCATTCGTAATGCCGATATTTCAGAAGCATCCATCGAACAGGCGAATGTCCTCCTTGAAGCAATCGAAGATGTCGGGAAAAATGGTCGCCTCAAACTCAATGAATTGATACTTGGGTATAATGTGGGCGCGGGTAGCACCAAAATTAAGCAGAGGATCGGAGGCCATTACAATGACGGCAGAAAGCAGATATACATCAATCTCGAATGCTTCAAAAACAGTGTTTATAAAAAGCCGATACCGTTCAAGGAAGGCATAGCCATCCGCGAAAACAAGATCGAGCAGGCACAGAAGTCGATCGAGCAGTATCGTGAAAAGCTCGGGAAGAATACGAGACTTGATAAAGAATTGAAGGCGTATATCAAGAAGGAACAAAGTAATATCTCGGATTGGACTTATCAGATCGAGAGGATCAACGACAAAATCAAACGGGGCGAACAGCCAATACCTGATGTTGTCACGTGCCTATTTGAGGATGTGAAATCACAAGTACAATGTGCGGTATACCATGAACTTGGGCACTACATCCACCATCATTCCGATGCGCCGGAATACTTCAAGGAGAAGAAGCCCATCAGTGTCTATGGGGAGACTACATCAGGTGAATATTTCGCAGAATGGTTCGCATCCTACAAAATGAACGGAAAGGACGGCGTGCCGGACGAATTACTTACAATATTTGAAAAATGGGACTAAAATTGGTGTTGACGTGCCTGCTATGCAAGCACTATGACGGTTACAAGTTCTGCGAGGCATTTCCTCGCGGCATCCCCGATGAGATTTTCTCCGGAGGACGGCCGCACGACAAGCCGCTATCACGGCAGAAGAACGACGTTGTATTTGAACCGAAAAAAAATGCGTGACCTCAAGCGAAAAATCCTGACCGATCTGAAGGTCGAACTGCTCGACGAGTTCGACCGCAACTTCGAACGGCGGGCATTCTTTGACCGCCCCTGGCCGGATCGGTCCTATCCCGGCGAACGCGGATCGCTCCTGCAGGTGACGGGACGCGGACGGCGCAGTTTTCGGGGGACCATCCGGCAGAACGGCGTCGAGTTCTCGACCGATACGCCCTACATGGGGCTGCACAACCGGGGCGGAAAGATCAAGATCACACCCCGGATGCGAAAATTCTTTTGGGCCATGTACTACCAAAACGCCGGAGGCATTACCACCTCTGCCAAGAAACGACAGGCCAGCAACACCCAGCGTAATCGAATGCTGTCAGCGAAGGCGCAGTACTGGCGCAACATGGCGCTGACCAAGAAGGACACGATCACGATTCCCCAGCGCCAGGTGATCGGCGATCATCCCCGTGTCCGGCAGGTGGCACGGGAGGTCATACACCAAAACCTGCAGAGCGCTTTCCGGGAACTCGCAAAAGTCCTGCAACCTCGGTAAAACACCGTTTAAACGTCTTTAAAATGATTGAAAATGCAATGATCGCAGTCCAGGACCGACTGCTGGAACTGCTCCCCGAGAAGATCGCCTATTTGGCCGAGGATTGGGGACAGCTGGATTTCTACAACGAGCGGCCGCCCGTCAATTTCCCGTGCGTATTGATCGACATCGCCGAGGCCGAGTTCTCGGACTGCACGCGAAAGGTGCAACTGGGCGAGGCGATCCTGACCGTACGGGTGGCGCACTTCGATCCCGTAAACATTTCAGCCCTCGCGCCGAATCGTAACAAAGCATTCCGCATGTTCGTCCTGCTGCGGTTGATCTACACCCAGCTGCAGGGACTCTCCGGGGAGGAGTTTTCGGGCCTTACGCGCACATCGTTGCGGCGGGTGAAACGTGAAGATGCGATCCGGGAATACGTCATGCAGTTCCGGTTCGGCGGGACGGACAACGCAGCCTATAAGCCGCGAAAAAAGGCCGAAGGCGTCCAGATCGACATCACCACGGAACGCTCGTAACGAAACAGCCCGGCAATTTGCCGGGCTGTTTTGCATAAGATTGCTTTTTTTACTATTTTTGAAACAAAACAAGCGTATATGTCCAACTGGAGCAAAATTTGGAAAATCTTGACAACTCCTGTCAACACCCCTAAACCGAAAGAGCATACTCCGACTTCGATAACCCCTGCAGTTCAATGTAATCCGAGCAGTTCCCGGGATCATTGGCTGACCGTACACGTTGCACTTGCCTCTATGCGCGAGTTTCAAGAGTGTAATTCGGACCACACACTACTCAAGAAAGCGGAAAATCTTCGTAATATCATTGAAGAACTCAAAGGGCTATCCGGACAGTCCAACTATTCTGCAATTCTAAAAAAAGGGATCAACGAATTTGAGACGAATTGGCGGACAACCATCACCCCGCAGGAATTTGAACACCTTGAACACCCTGATAAAATGGATATTGACGAGATGATCCGTGAGAAATACTGTTCTCTCGCCTCAAACTACCGCCGCTACTGGGAAAGTGCCATCGCTCAACTGGTGCGGAAATCAGCTATCCTAAAGCGACGGCAATACTTAATAGAAGACATTGATCGTTTCATTGACGGTTTGCCAATAAAGTATCCGGAGGTTGTGAGTGAATTGGAAAAATACAAGGCTTTCAACCTGAAGCAGATCGAAAGCCCTGAATAAAATCAATCGAACAGAGTTGGTTGTCGGATGTCCTGCTGCGTGCGTTCGCGTTCTTTGCGGAGCCAGGACAAATAGGCAGCATATTCGACATGAAACTGGTCGTAGATGTACTTTTTCCACACCCATTTCAGACACCTATCCTGCCGCCCGGGTTCATAGTACTGCTTCGTGATCCGCACCGCATGCTCACGTTTTCGGATGTGATTTTTGTTGTTGTATGCCATTTTCCGCAATTATTGACTATCTTTGTAGCGGGTCGGCCTTGTGATAGCAATATTGCAGGGCTCTTTTTATGTCAGTTCACCACGGTCGGGCCGCCTCCCGGAATGATGTAGATCGGCGTCACCTGAACCGAAGGCCGCGAGGTCGTGGCGGGCTTCTTGTCCCCGATCGCCCGCAGTTTGCGGACCAACGCCTGCAGCTCATGCGCATCGAGCATGTAGAGCAGACGTCCGCATATCCGGCGCTGCAGCAGGAAATGGTTCACCTTCGTCCAGTCCTCGGGCGAAGCGTACATCCCGAGCTTCGTCAGGTGTGCCAGGACCTGCGACCGGAGACGCCGGATCGCGTCAGGGGCCGGGGTCGTCTTGCTCCGGTGGGCAAGCTCCATATAGGCCTGCAGGGCGACGATCTCCTCG